ACACCATTGAAAGGTGGCATCCAACCAGGTGTGGAAGCACCACATGCAGCATACACAATTTCACCTTCATCAGGGTCTTGTGCATAAAGTGCAATTGTCCGGATATAATATCCTGTTGCAAGGGAACTGTTTGTGACTGCCCCTTCAACCTGCACTGCTGCATTACTTGTTTTGATGATCCTTGAAATTCCTGTGGTCTGTTTTACACCGGACAAAGTGGTCAATGCAAGGATCTGTGCATCTGTTAATGCTGTGTCAGACAGACTGATCTTTGTGAAGTTGATTGTTGCCTGTCCACCAAGCATCTTTGCAATCAGTGCCTGACCTTTGTTGGTAATGACCATTGTTCTAAACTCTGCCATTTTTCTTTTACCGCCTTTCTTTATATGATTTCTGTGTATGTGATACCATTTCCAACATTAGCAGCAGAACCAAGTTGGATTGTACCCTGGAATGTGTCGCTGACTTCAATCCTTTCAGCAATGTTGTGTGCCACAAATGCACCTGCTTCCGCTTCAGAAGCAAACAAAGCATCCTTGAAGGAATCTGTCAGTTCAATTTCACATGTTCCTGAACCTGCTGCACCGGCAGCAGCAAGACCGGATATTTCCCATGTGACATTATAGGAATCAGTCAACTGGAACATGTCTGTGGTCACCTGACCAACACCAACAAAAGCATTTCCTTCCATCATGTAGTTCAGAAGGTTGTCTGCTATGATTTCAATGTTTGCAGGTGGCATATATTCAAGAATGTTTTCCAGTTCATCCACCTGTCCATACAGATCAAGGTGTGTGGTGATGTGAAGCTGATAATTGTTCCAGTCTTCCACCACTGTGAAGTCTTCACCACAAAGGGTCTGCATCTTCATCAGAAAGACCTTCCAGGTGTAAGGAACTGCATCATTCCATCTGATGATCACCCTTGATTTTCTTGATTCAAGGGTATCTTCAGAAGTAGGTGTGATGTGAAGAATCTTTTCATATCTTGCAATTCCTGTTTCATCACATGTACTGATGAACTGGTTGTTCTTCAGGACTTCTGATTCATCAGCGACAAGCTGAAATTCCGGTTCTTCAGCTTTCATCACTTTCTGAATTTCTCTGTATTCCTGCACAAACAGTGGAAGATAATGAAGAAGGTCTATATCCCTAACCATTCTGAATCACCCCCAAGACAGGAACTTCATAAGCACCAAGGGTCAAGTTTGATGCAACATTGTTGATCTTTGTTCCTGTCACATCAATGACACCCTGAATGTTCAAGATCCTTGTTTCTATCTGACTGATTCTGACAACCGAAGCACTTTCATTTGCCCATGCTGTTCTGATTTCAAGAAGGTATGCTTCCATTGCAGCAGTGATTTCAGAAAGAAGTCCTGCAAAGGTGTACCCTTCCTGACATGTGACTGTGGTCTTGATGTTGATTGTCACATTGTCAACAGTTCGGACAGTCACTGTGTGACCTATTGGTGCAATTCCATTTCCCTGACCTTGTGGACTTGGGTCAATTGCCTGTTGAACAGTGTTGACCAATGTGCTTGATGCTTTTGAATATTCACTGTTCAGAATGGTCAAAAGAACTGTTCCACCACCATTCCAAATTGGTGTGACCTTGGTTGAACCAACACCGCTGATTGCATTGGTCTTCTGAATGTAGTCCTGAATGTTTCCACCAAAAGGTTGTGTGTCAAAAGTATCAAAATACCTTTGACGGATGGAAGCATCAGATTCTTCATCTTCACCGGGAATAAGAAGTTCAGTGATTTCAATGCTTTCAAGTCCATCAATGTAGTTTATTGGGATAAGATTTCCAAAATATTGATTTCCCTTTGTTCCTGCTTCTTCACACTGTACAGTGTATTCACCTGACTGAATTTTGGATGTGATCACATAGTTCAGATCATTCAGTGAAAACCTTGAACCAATTGGAATGTCCAGTGCTGTTGGAAGGGATTCAGCTTTTAAGGTTGCCTTTGATGCCGGATAAGGAACAATACCCCTTTCAGCAACTCTTAAAATCAGATAATCCCTTGATGCAGTTTCTGCAAAGGTTTCCTTCAGAATCACATCAAATTCAATATACATGTTCTGAAGTTCAACAGCAGCAGGTGCAAGTGCATCATAGATGATTGAACCTTCCCTTTTGTCCATGTCATCAGGAATCCTGTCAAGCATCCTTTGAAGGATGTCTTCATAAGTCACATTTTCATACATTTTAGATTGTCACCTGCCTTTCTGCTTCAATATCACCAAATACTGTGTGAACTATGAATGTGCATAAGATTTCACCTTTCCTTGGGAATGTGAAGTCAAAGTCTGAAACTGAATTGATCCGGTCATCCTGGATAAGTGCTTCTGTGATTCTGTCCTGCAATTCTGCACAAACATAATCAAGTGGCATTCCATACAGATCCATCAGTTCAATTCCATAGTTCCATGAATAAATGATGTATTGATACCTTTCAGTGTTCAGTATCTTGAAGACAACCTGTTTCATTGCTTCAAGTTTGTCACATTTACCAACAATGATTTCTTTGACCATCTGCATCTTATAATTCAATGATGCCTGCTGTTCAATTTCAATGTCAGTATTCAATATTGTATTTGTTGAAGGAATCATGCTTTCACCACCCTATCCAAAACAAGATATTCCTGACCGCCTTTTTTCCTGATCAGAACCACCTTGTCACCCTGTTTCAGGGCATTGTTGATGGTCAGTGTCTTTGTTCCCTTGATGCTGTGATTGTGGGATGCAAAAGATGCTTCACCAGTTCCACCGCTTTTGTTTTCTGTTGCCCAAGGGGATTCATTTGAAATGCTGACTGTGGTTGAAAAGTTGGTCACATTCCTGGTCAGAACAAGCTGTGCAGAAGTCAATTCCATCTTCTGTTCAACCAGGATCTTCAAAGGACTTGCACTGGTCACTGTTCCATAGCAAAAATCAGAATCCTGACTTGCATTGACAGCTTCAAGTGCAGTCTGTTTGATCAGTTCCACAAGATTATTTGCATCAAGCAACAAATTCACCCCCTCTTAAAGTCAAAGTCATAAGGTGCTGTGATTCTTTGAATTCATGCTTGCACTTTTCCACAAGCATTAGATTCTTCACTTGAATGTCACCAAGATTCAGAATCACAACCACCATTGAACCTGCCCTGACACGAACATCACCAAAAGCATTCTTGACAGTCAGATTCCTTGTCTTTGCATTGTAAAGTTCAAGCAGTGCATCAGCTTTTGCCTGACCATTTTCGCCTTCCTTCAGTGTGTCATAATACTGAAGAACACCCCATTGATTGATGTTTTCACCGGACTGTGCAATGTACACTTCCCTTTTTCCGGTCTTTTCATTGTCAAAAGTAAGTTTCACCCTGTTGTAAGTGTCATCATCAATACTTGAAGCATATTCAAAGTTTTCACCTGTTTCTTCATCAATCAGAAGGTTCAACCGCATGTTGTCCAATCCCTTCAGGGTAAGTTTCCCAAAGTCATCATATAGAACATACATGTATTTCATGTTCTGAAGTGTCAGATCAAGTGCATTTTGGATCATGTCAAACAGTGAAGTGTTGCTTTCCACCCTGGATGCAATCTTGAATTCTGTGTCTTCAATGAAGCCGGTGTTCATCTGAAAGTCTGCTGCAAGCATCTTGATCAGTTCTGATGCAGTCTTGTTTGTGTACACATAAGTGTCTTTGTTCTTCAAATACCGCAACTGATCATAAGCTATGACTGTGATGATGTTGGTCTTGTCACGCTGCTTCTTGAACACAAAACCATAAAACACACCAGTTCCATTGACCTTCATCCGGACTGCATCACCTTCAGTGAAATTGATGATGTCATCCTTTACAACCTTGAAGGTCAACTGCCCTGGTGCATTTTTTCTTTCTGTTGACCAGGTGATTCCTTCTTCCACAACAGGTTGGAAGACCTGATTTCCATGCTGAATCAGAAGTTCAACATCCACCTTCAAAAGAATCACCGCCTTTCATTTTTTTATGCAGGGATTGTCAGCACCTGCCCCGGATAGATCAAGTTTGGATTCTTGATCTTGTCTGTGTTTGCATTGTATATCTTGGTGTACTGTGAACCATTTCCATAAAACTTCTTTGCTATGTTCCACAAACAGTCACCCTTCACCACTGTATAAGTCTTGTTTTCATTCTTTGGTGCAGGACTGTTTTCAGTCTGCCTTGCAGGTTGTGGTGCAGCAATCTTTGGTTTGGAAGAAGCAAAGGTGATGTTGCAAGTCTTTGTTCCATAATCTCTGTACTGCTTCAGTTTGACAGAAACCTTTACATCAAATCCCTGCTTTGCATCATCTAATGGTTTGTAGTCTTCCAAGGAAACCTTCATGTTTGTGTCAAAGATCATCTTCCCATCAGGGAATCTTCTGATGACCTTGAACTTGAATGGTTCTTGACTGGATTTCAGTCTTTCCAGTTCTTCAAGATAATAATCTGCTTTTTTGAACCCTGATGTGTATGTCGCAAAAGGATATTTTACATTGGGAAGAAGCAGGTCAAATGTAATTTCTGTCAGACCTGCTTTCTTCAGAATGTTGATTTCCCCTTCATTGATCAGCACAAGGGTCTTGTTCTTATTGCTTATTTTCAGTTGCAGCTTATCAGGTGCAACCGGACAAAGCATTGTATCAAGATAAACATTATACATTAGTCATGCACCCCTTCCGCTGCAACTTCCATTGCTTCTTGAATACCGCTTGCAAGGTAGTCAACCACACCATCAAGATCCATGTTGCTGTTGACATTGTTTGTGACACCGCCCATTTCCACACTGATTTCAGCAGTGGTGAATCTGTTGATCACATCCCTTTCGGCAATATCCCTTAAATACTTCAAATCTTCATCTGTGATGTCCAGTGCATCAGCAGTGGCAGCAGTGTTTCCTGCTGTGTCAGCAATATTTGAAGCAATCTGACTTGCATCATATCCACCACCAAACATGTCTGCCATAGCACCTTGAACATCAAGACCACTTCCAAAGAAGTCAGAAACCGCATTTGCAACACCATCACCCCATTCCGCACCTTCAGCAAATGCTTCAGATGCCCAACCATCTTGGAATGTGTCAAAGGTGTCTATACCATCCATGAATGCTTCACCTGTGTCAGTGAAGTTGTCATTGTAGTCAAATGTGGACATCCCTTCATTGAATGCATCAAGTAGGCTTGTATAGTCTTCAGTGCTGTCATAAGCTGCTGCACTTTCTGCTGCATAATCAGAAGCTGCCTGTGTGATTCCGGAATAATCGAATTCAACAAAAGGAAGTGCATTCAATGCTTCACAAATACCTGCAACAACAGTCAAAATATCTGAAAGTAGTCCATACCACCAACCTTTGACATTAGCAATGACATTGTGAAAAGCAATTCCGATATTTTCACAAGCTGCACCAAGTGCATTCCAAATTCCGACTGCTATATTTGCAACCAAAAGTCCAAGATCCTGGAATGTAATTCCCACATTCATGACAACAGCTTTGATCCAGTTCCAAACTGCTATGACAGTATTAGCCACATTCAAAGCACAATTTGCCAAGAAAGCCCCAACAACAGCAAGACCACCGCAAATGACACCAAATGCAGTGCTTGCAGCACCGGTTGTGTTAGCGATCCACTGACAGATTGCAATAAGCAGGGCAACCAAAATGATAACAAGAACAATAATCCATGTTATAGGACAAGCTGCAAGGGCAGCATTCAATCCCCACTGTGCAGCAGTTTCTGCAAATGTTGCACCTGTCGCCATCATCTGTGCAGCACCTTTGACCGCTTCAGATGCAGCCATGATTCCATTCATCACATTTACTGCTGTTGCAATTGCAAGATAAAGACCAAGAGCAGTGACTATTCCCATGACTATTGGTTCAATGACTGACCAGTTATCCTGGAAGAATGCTGCAACCTGTGCTGCAAAGTCCATGATTTCAAGCAACATGACCGCCATCTGTGACAAACCATCAAGGACACCAACAAGCATTCTTTGGAACTGATCATTGTTTGCAAGCTGATTTATTTTGTCAAGGACAGGTTGAAACTTCATGATTGCTGTGTTCTTCATGGAAGTCCACACCTGATTCCAGGTCATAGGCATCTGATTGAACTTTTCATTGATGTCATCAGCAGAAGCAAAGATTGCTGCCTTTACAATATCCGCTGAAAGCTGTCCTTCTTGTGCCATTGTCCTGATCTGACCAATAGGAACATCCAAATAATCAGCAATAGACTGAATCAGGTTAGGTGCTTGTTCAAAGATACTGTTCAATTCATCACCACGAAGGACACCTGATCCTAAAGCCTGTGACAACTGAAGCATTGCGTTTGATGCTTCAGCAGTAGATGCACCTGCAATGGTCATCTGTTTCTGAATCAGGTTTGCAAAAGCAACAACTTCTTCCTGACTGCTGAATGCATCCCTTGCATTGTTTCCAAACTTTGCAACAACTGTTGCCATGTCACCAAATGAACCCCTTGCATTCTGTGCAGCCTGGTACACAAGATTCACAAGGTCATCTGTCTGCATGACAGTTCCATTGATCTCATTGAATGCCTGATTCATCATGTCCAATCTTGCAGTGGTCATGGTCAGTTCATCTGACAGATCCATTGCTTTCCGGATGGTTTGAATGGACAGGTAAGCTGTGACAACCCCCTTGATTGCATTCATCAGTTCATTGGACTGGTTCACACCACGCTGAATTGCCTGATTGAACTGACCCTGTTCACTGGTATTGTCACGGATATATCTTTCTGTATTTCCAACAGTTCTTGACAGTTGCATGTAAGCAGCATTTGCCCTTTCAGCATCCATGTTGTCCAAAGCAGAATTCAGTTCATTCTGTGCATCAACTGCATGTGACAACTGTGACCGCAACTGTTCAATTTCATTGTTCACTTCTTCAGTGCGAAGGGAAACAGGTGTGTTGCTTAAAGCCTGCACCCTGGTCTGAAGGGTCTGAATCCTTTGAACCATTCCCTGAAGGTCTTGTGCTGCACCATCCGGAAGAATGTCCATTCCGTTTGCAGTTTCCTGAATCCTTTGCTGATTCTGAACCATTGTGTTCATCATCTGATTAGCTGAATTCAGTTCCTGTTCAAACCTATCAACACCGGTATTGGTGAAGATTTCCATGTTGTCTGTCTGCCATTCAACAGGAATCTGAACAGGTTCAGGATCAGGAATGACCGGTTCAACCGGAAGTTGGACTGGTTCATTTTGGATTGCAGGTGACAAAGGTGTACTGTTCGCTTCCTGAATAGCAGATTGCAGATTATTCACTTCAGTGACAGCCTGTTCAACAGCCTGTCTTGCATTTTCAATGGATGCTGTGTCCATTCCATTTTCCATTGCAGTGTTCACTGCTGCAAAAGCGTGAACTGAAGTCTGAAGTGCTGTCACAATCATCTGAATAGGTTGTGTTGCCCTATCATAGACTTCAATTGAAGTTGCAATGCTTGCCATTCATTTTCACCTGCCTTTCTTCAAAAGATTAGGGTGTGAACCATCTGATCCGGTTCACACCCTTTGAAAATTATTTTTTCTTTGACTTAATCTTCTTTGCTTCTTTCTTTTCAGCTTCAACCCTGATGTCACAAGAAGCAATGATGAAAGCCTTTTCTGCTTCATCCATATCCGCAAAAATTGAAGGAAGTATGTGAAGTTTCTGCAATGCATAATGTGCATAGTTTGCTTCAGCATCCCCTTCATTGATTAGTTTTTTGCTTCTTCCACCTTATCTTCCAAAGTAGTGGTGAAACCATTGAAATTCTGAACAAAAGTTGCAAAGTCCTGATATTCACCCGGATCATCAACCATTGCCTGAAGAAGATCTTCAGGGGTCATCACACCATAGCTGTCCTGAAGTTCCTTGTCAAAAAGATTAGGTTCAGCCACACATGCAACAAGCATCTTGCAAAGATACTTGGAAGTGTTCAGTTTAGGTCTGAACATGTTAGGCTTGCCCTTGACCGGAACTTCAACCATGCATTCATCCCTGATTGCTTCATTGTCCTTGGTGGAAAGTGGCTTGATAGTCCAAAGAAGGGGTTCACCCTTTTCATCAACCAGGGATTTAGTTGCAGCATAGGTTGTGTTTTCCTTCTGAATCTTGTTCTTCTTCATAAATCTTGTAAACTGTGACATGGTTTGACACCATCCTTTCTTTTTTCAAATTTTATTTTCTGTCAAAACATAAAAAGACCCCTGCTTCACTTTTGATGAAACAGGGGTCTGTCTGATTTTACTTCATACCATCAAGAAGGTTGAAGGTTTCAGGCATCTTGAAGTCCTCAAAAGTGAAGTCCATGTCTTCATCAAGATATTCACCATCAGCATCAAACTTTGCAAGGATGCCACCATCAATATTGCATCCAAGGAAAACAACTGTCTGTCTTCCTGCTGCTGAAGTAGGATCTTCATTGGTGACCTGAATTTCAAAGTACACATCTTCACCAGTGTCCTTGTAGTGCTGCATCATCTGTCTGAAGATGGAAGAATTGTAATGGAACTTTGCAGATCCAGTTCCCTTCCAACCAGTTGACTTGTTTCCTTTTCCGGTCTTTCCAAGAATAGGAACTTCCGTCTTGGTTCTTTCAAATGATGCTTCAAAGTTGATTGCCTGCATGAAGTTGTATCTGTTACCATCAACAGTGATGAAACATTCAGCTAACTTTGCAGACAAAGTGTCTTTTGCATTCATAGTGATGTTATTCATTGCTTTTCACCTGTCCTTTCTTTACTGAATGGTCACTGTCATGTACAGCTTTTCCATTGCATTCACAACAGTCACTGCATCAGTCACAACAACCGCCTTTTTGGTTTCGCCCTGGGCAACCGCAACATCTGCATCAGTGAAGTTTTCAATTGCCCTGATGGTCTGAAGATTCTGATGATGCTGAACAATGTCTGCCCAAAGACTGATTCTTCCTGCATTATCATTAGGAACAACCCCAAGATACTTGGTGTTGAACAGAACTGCAATGTCATTTGCAATCTGATCAATGACTCTGATGGTCTGATTGTCCTTGAAGATGTCACCCTTGGTGTCAGAAGTAGTCACAAGGGAATTGATGTCAGAAAGAACACGCACATCATCACCAACCTGATGAAGCGTGAATTCACCGGATCTGATTGCAGTTTCAAGCTGTGACTGTGTATAAGCAACATTGACAGCAAATTCACCATCATACTTCTTGTTAAGTGCAGAAGCATTGACAGCAGTTCCTGCAATAACACCAGTCACCCAATAAACAAGTTCAGATCCTGCTGCACCAGTATCAGTGACCGCATTCTTGACATTAACAACACCTTCATAGTCTGCTGCCTTGTTATAGACAACAACCTGGAACTTCTTGCCCATTTCATCACGAAGACGCTTGCAGAAGTTCACATAAAGACCCTTGATTGCATCAGTGGTTGAAAGACAACCAAGTGCATTGAAAGACTTTGCTTCAAGTGCATCAAGGAATGCCTGATGCTGTGTTGCGGAAACAGTGCTGTTTGTTCCACCAGTCAGTGCAGTTCCTGCTGTTACTGCAAGTGTTGCAGAAGTAATGAAGTCAACCCAATCATTAGATACAAGACCGGTTGCATCAGCAACAGTCTGTTTGTCCATGATTTCAGTTCCAAGAACTGTGGAAACATCATACTTGGTTGCATCATCAACATTGACTGCAATGACAATCTTCAGGTCATTGCCCCTTGTTCCTGCATACTTTGCAGTTGCATAGGTACAAGTTGCCTTGACACCACCATCATTCAGTCTGTATGAATATAAAGTTTTGATCTGTGCGAAAAGTTCACGAAGACCCTTCAGCTTGTCACTGTCATAACCATAACCGAACAGCTTCAAGGAATTCTTCTGAAAATCCGCATTTGTGATTTCCTGGATTCCGCTTGCACCCCAATCCGTTTCAAGACCGATTGCAGCGATTCCCCTGTCAGAAAGTGTTGCACTTGCTGCTGCAAGGGAAACAAAATTGATGTAAGCACCAGGAAGCACTTTATTCTGTGCCGTAAAAGTTCCACCGCCTAAAGCCATTTTATTTCACCTGTCCTTTCATAAAATTGTCAAGAATTTCATCCACTTCAGCAGTGGAATATTCTTTGTCATCATCCAGGATGACACCAAGTGCATCCCTTCTGTTTGCATAACGATCAGAAGCAAGGATTGCTTTCTTGGAAAAAACAGGATCACCCTTGATTTCTTCCTTGACTTCATCCTGCTTCAGGATTTCAGCTTCTTTCTTTGCCATGATTCATCATCCTTTCACATTTGTTGTTTGTTCCAGTGTTTCCATTTCAGGATCACCATCTTCTTCCTTGTACACAAACATGTCATAATTCACAATGAAGTTCATCACACCATCTGACATGAAGTCATCCGGTGACATGTTTGTTCCCCGGACTGCATCACCATCAACATTGATGTATTCCAAGCAACTGTTCAGCCTTTCATAAACATCAAAGCATTCAGACTTTGCATTTTCCTTGTCCTGGGGAAAATAATGGATGCAGAAAAGGTTCTGCCTGAAGTATCGTTTTCCAAGGAACTGTTTTTGTGATGGTTTCACAAGCACAACTGAAAAACATGGTTCTGTCAGATTCTGCTTCACATCTTCTGTATAGATTTCATATCCGTCACCAAATTCAGTGTTCAGTGCTTCACAAATCCCATCTATGATCTTGTTCAGTGTTATCATTTGAATGCTTCACCTAACTTTCTTTTCAGCTTCTTTTCAAGAACACCAGGTGCAGCTTCTTGTATTTCCTGACTTGAAATGGTCAACATGAACTTTCCTTCAACCCAATTTGCTTTCAGTCTTTTTCCAATTGCCGGAACAAACCGACCTGGTGTTTGTCTATGACCAAATTCAACATAGGAAGCATATTCAACCGGATTCACAATTTCAATGGTGTACTTGTCACCATTCTGTGTCACCGTTAGATCATTCACATAGGATGCAACAGACTGTTGCCTTTCTGCTGTCCAACCCCTTCTTAAAGTGCCACCAACCCTGTCCGGATATTCACCAACAGGGGTTCTTTTGATGACCTTTGTCAGAAGTCTTGCAGCAAGTTCCTTTGCACATGCTTCCATGAACAGATTCATCTGATCATCACCAAGTATCTGTTCAACTTTGTTTGTAAAGTCTTCAAGTTCTTTGAAGTCCACTTTTCCCATTCTTGCCATTCAATCACCGCCTTATGACCATTCCCTGAACAGATCAAGAATAATTTCCTGATGTGTGTCATACAATGCAGGCTTTCCACTTTGCTGATAGTCTGTGGTCACACCATTTTGGGTCACTGTGATCTTTGACCCTGTTGCAATGCTGACATCAGGTGCAATGAAAAGGACAATGACCTGTTTCACCGCTGAAGCTGCATTGTCTTCCTGATCAGTGTCAGTGACAGTCTTGAATGACAACCTGCAAGGTTGGTCTTTCAAAACCACCACATCGCTGAATCCGGTTGACTTGTTTGCTTTTGTAACTTTCTGATGTTCAGTGACTGTGCATGTTCCTTGGTACAAGGATTCAATTGCTTTCCTTGCTTTTACCACTTTAGCTTCCGATAACATACTTCATCACCTGCACCTTCTGTCTGAAGGAACTTCACAAATGCAGTGAACTTTTCATCTTCTGATGTTCCGGTTGCAAACTGCACTGTTGTGTCACCTTCTTTTATCTGTGTTATTGCACCATCAAGGTCAAGATCTTCCAGTGACAGCTTTCCAGTGCTTTTCAGTGAATAAAGGAATTCACCACACACCCTGTCCACTGCCACAAAGAACAATCCATCAGGAAGGGTCAGTGTGTTGCATGTGTTGTTGATGTGGGTCTGTACTTTCTGAATGCAGAAAGCAACCAACCATTCATCAGCACTGGTCACTGTATAACCAAAAGATGAAAGTCTGTTCAGAACCGCTTCAATGAACGATTCTGAACTTTTGACTTCCAAACCTTCAAGGATGGTCAGTATTGCAGCAATCCTTTCATCCATGCCACATCACCACCTTCCTGAAAAATTAACCCTTGGAAACAACCTTGCAAAGTGCAATTGCTTTGTGAGGAATAGCAGTCACACCATCATTGATGATGTTCCAGTTCGTACCATCTGCAAGGTGTGCATTGGATGCCGAAGCAGTAAGTCCAACAGGCTTTTCAAAGGAAATGCCATCAACACCGCAAATGTAGCGATCACGAACATAAAGGGTGTCCTCACCACCATTTGTCTTGGGGTCACGGCTCATTTCATAAGGAACAGCATCACCAATGTCATCCAGGATGATAGAACCATCACCAAGGATATAAGTGGTGTAAGAAGTGTCAGATGCAGTCACTTCATAATAAGTGCCAATATCAGACACATCCGGGTTTGCAACAGGTGTGTACACATAGTTAGGGGAAGAACCGCTTCTTGTGTAGTAGGTCTTGTCAGGGTCAAGTGCCACATCAGAAGTTTTTCCATAAGCAGTAGGAATCTGACCAGTAGGCATTGCATCATCAATCAGAACAAGTCTGCCATTCCAAGTTGCAAGGGCAAGTTCCCTTTCAATTCCATCCTTGTCAGTCTGTGTCATGAACTTCAGAAGTTTCATGTTCTCAAGGTTGGTTGCAACTTCACTGTGCATGATGACAAGTTTG